GGTGGTACTGTAATGTTTCATTTAATTTATACTAGATCAAATACTGAATACGATAGTGGTAATAACTTTGAGAGTAATTATACACTCTATAGAAATATACCATATTCTGAATTACAAAAATTTTTAGATATGCAGAAAGATCCTGAATTGTTGAAAGAATGTGATACCAAGTATTTTAATTATCAACAAGAGAAAGGTATTTCTGATAGATGTTTCCATACTGAAATCTCTATTGTAGATGACGACCAATACTTCAAAACTTACAAAGAAGTATACCGTTCATCTTATAATGGCCCTTCTGGGTTGATACCTGAAGAAGAAGACTACTTCATGGATTATGGTCAAAAGTCTAATTTCATGTTAATACATGATTATGACAAAGACTATACCTGGTATGGGAAAGACTTCACTCAGGAACAGATAGACCTAGAGTATAAAAGACGAGAACAATTAAGACTTGACAATCGAGTAAATTCCTGATATAATAACGATATGGCATTAATCTATACACATAACAGTTCACCAAGACGATACAAGAAAGTTGTTAAATCAAAGTCTTGGTACAGAGCAAAAGAAGAACAAAACAAGTTGTTACGATCTATGGGTATTGACCCTAATCGTAGATTGAGACAACCTCGAATGACAGTACCGTTAGACCAAGTTGGTAAGTTACAAACATTTTCAAACAATATCAAAGTTGAAAATGCACCTACTTATAAGTCTAGTGGCACTAAACCAGTTTCTAACGAAAAGTTAGAAGTAAGTAGGCAATATACTATTGCACCTGCTTACAACAAAGGGCCATCTATGGTAGTTGGTCGTAAAGATATAAAAGATATAGGGAGATAACATTATGAAATATAAACTATTTGGATCTTACTTTGTACTTAATCAACAAACAACGATTATAATTTTACTATTAATATTAGTATTACAAGGGTGTGAGGTACTGTAATGGCAAATAAAAAACAAATACTTGAAAACACATTATCAATGCCTGATATAATCAAAGAGTTTAACTCTTATAAAACTGATGAACGCAAGGCAAGTTTCCTGATGGAAATGTCAACACTTAATTTACCATATAAGGTAGATTGGAAAAATTTAGCAGAGAGTTGGTTAGGTAATAAAGCGTGGCCTGAAAAAACTATAATGAAAGATGATGAAGAATGGTGGGAAAAAGAAAAGAAAACTGCCAATGAAAAACTATTGTCAGATTATATTGAACCAATACAAGGACAAGATGACGCCCCACTTACCAAAGAAGAAGTTGAAAGTCTAATCTAACATGTTAAAATTTATCTTTATGACTATAGTGGCAGTATTTCTTATTACAATAATGTGTATATATTCTGTAACCAATACCGCATATGGTACTCATATAAATAGTATATTCGAAGTAAAGGAAAAATTATAAGATGTATAAAGTATTTACGAAACCTAACTGTCCGTATTGTACCAGGGCAAAAGAGTTGTTAGACCAACTTAATATTCCGTACGAAACTTATCACTTAGGTAATGAAACTTCTGGGGGTGAGGGTGAGTATACCGTCACCATAGACCAAATGTTTGAAATGATTGGCAAACCTGTGAGAAGTATGCCACAGATAATGTTAGATGATAAACTCATAGGTGGTTACACAGACCTAAGAGAATATTTTATTAACGAGGGCAAAATTAATTTCGCAGGCGAGAAAGTATGACAGCAAAAATATATGCATTCCCAAGTGGACAAGAAATAAAAAAGAATGTAAATATTAGAACCGCACAGAAAAAAATTTTAGATACACAATCTAAACAATATGCGGATTCTTTAACTGATGACTTGGTAATACAAGTTATTAGTAGTTTACAAAACGAGGGATTAGATATTGGTAAAGTTTCTGGTGATAAAACATTTTTAGATGTTGGTATATGGCTAGAGGCATTCCGTGGTATGATATATAGAGAATTAGATATATCACACCCGTTTCATAATGTTACCAACAATCTAATGTATATAGAGTCCGCAGGTACAAAAAGATATTCTGTGGCAAACTATTCTGGTACAGAAATCAAAACTATTACCACAGAAATGACAGATAATGATGTTGAATTTGAAAGCGAGATTGACCTAAATGATACTGATTGATTATTCACAATTGGCAATTGCTAATATAGTGATTGCACTCAAACAAGAAAACAAATTACCTACACCAGAAATGGCAAGATACCTAATACTTAATTCTATTAGGTCATATGTCCATCAACACAAAGAAGAATATGGACCAGAAGTTGTTATTGCCGTAGATGGGGCACACCCTTGGCGTAGAGATATATTTCCACACTACAAAGCAAAGCGTAGAGAGGGTAGAGAAAAAGATGAAACTGGTGCACTTATATACGAATATATGGACATCATTCGTAAAGAGTTAGAAGAAAACTTTCCATACAAAGTTGTTAAGTTAGATGGCGTTGAAGCAGATGATATAATTGCAGTAATCATTAAAAAGTCTGTAAAGAAATGGTTTACCACAAAGTATCTTATTATTTCTAGTGATAAAGACTTTCAACAATTACAGAAATATCCTAATGTAACACAATACTCACCTGTACTTAAAAAGTTTTATGAGACAGATAGTCCACAAGAATATATCTATGAACATATATTAAGAGGTGACCCTGGTGATGGCATACCAAACTTTTTATCACCAGATGATACCTTTGTAAATGGCATAAAATCTAAACCAATAATGAAAAAGAAACTTACTGGTTGGATTGACACACTAATGAGAGGTGAAGATGCCAAAGAGTTTTGTAATGAATATCATTATAGGAACTATCAAAGAAACCAGAGACTTATAGACTTTGATTTTATACCAGAAGAAATCCAAGATGATATATATAAACAGTATGAAGATAATGAACCTAAGAGTAAAAGTGATATTTTACCTTATTTAATTAAGAATGATTTACAATCGTTGATTGGCAAAATAGAGGAGTTTTAAAATGGAAGATAATTATGCTTTATCATACCACGAAATACTTACAAAGGTAAACAACAAAAAAGATAAACCTGGTAAGTTAGAAGTATTAAGAAGGTATGACACAAATGAATTAAGAATGTTTTTAAAGGGTGCGTTTGACCCTAAACTAGAATGGTTAATGCCTGCAGGTGCACCACCATATAAACCAAACGGAGCACCAATTGGTACTGAACACACTTGGTTGAAACAAGAAGTAAAAAGAATGTTTCATTTTCTAAAAGGTGGTAACCCAAAACTATCTCAAATGAAAAGAGATAATATGTTTATACAAATGTTAGAAGGGTTATCTGAAGAAGAAGCAAAGTTATTAGTTTGGGCAAAAGATAAAGAACTAAACAAACACTACAAAGGTTTAACATCTAATCTAGTCCGTGAAGCATTTGGTTGGGACGAAAACTTTATGCGAATTAATAAATGAAGATAATTGACGACTTTTTATGGAAAGATGACCATAAATTTTTTGTTGACTTATTTGAAAGTAAAGATTTTCCCTGGTTCATTTGTAAGAAGGTAGCGGCACAAGAAGTGCCAGAAGAATATGAAAGACAATGGTACATGACCCATATGTTTTATGATAACACCATTTGTTCAGATTACTATGGATCAATAGAAGAAAAGATTTTAAAACACAAAGATTTTCCCACAGTATTCGCCATGTTGAGGATAAAAGGTAACATGTACCCTGGGGCAGAGAAACTATCTGAACATGCACCTCATTCAGATACAAATTTTACCCACATGGGTGCCATATATTATATTAATACGAACAACGGGTACACACTCATTGAGGGTCAAAAGGTAGAGAGTATTGCCAATCGTATGGTTATCTTTGACCCATCAATACCACATAATTCTACAGATTGCACGGACGAACCGTACAGAATGAACATAAATTTTAACTTTTTTGGTGCGACAACCTGACGCATTACACCTAACTTATTGAAATATAACACTTTTAATTTTAATTTTATTCACATTTTTTATTGACAAATCGTTCTAAATGGTATATATTATACCCATAATAACAAGAAAGGTTATATTATGAGACTAGAAAAATTTGAAATTATGAAAAGAATTAAACATGTTGCAGATAACACCAACGATGGTTGTGTGAATACTGATTTAGAAAACTTACTATCTATTTTAAAATCTGCTACTTCTATTGATGTTAGTTTTAGACCACAATGTTATGAGGGCAAAACTTTAAGAACTCATGTTATGGTTGACCACGGAAACTTTAAATCATTAGTACATGAAAGTGAGGCTCTATAATGGCACAAATGAAAAGATATGCCACAAACGAGGCAGAAAAACAATTAGCAATTATTGAAACTAAAGTGGCAAAAGGTGAGATATCTCTTACTGAAGCCAGAGACGAATGTATCAAATCTACTGTAAATTGGGGATTGATTGGGTTCACAACTATTGATGAACTTGAAGAATACCTTTGTACAGAAACCGCATTCAAAACAATTCAATAAATATAGAGAGAGGTTTATATGAGACTATTTTCAATTACCTTTATTATTGCAGGGTTGATTGCTTTTGCAATCGCCAATGAACAAAGAAAAAATAATTGCACGGACGATGGTTGTGCAGATTTCTTTGATGGACAATCTGACCCAACACCTGCACCAATCGTAAAGATTGAACCAGTTAATTACATAGTAAACACAAACGCAGGTAAAGATGTATTTGTATATTCTTTATCTAATTGTATTGACCATGTTTACAAAGATATACCAGAAGCAAAACAAATACCTAAAACTTTAATTATCGCACAGGCAGCCATAGAGACTGGTTGGGGTGAAAGTAGATTTGCCAACGAGGGTAATAATCTATTTGGTATTCGTACTTTCAATAAAGATGATGAATGGTTACTACCAATTACATGGGACCAAAACAAATGGATTGGTTGGGGTGTAAAAGTGTATGAAACCAAATGTGATAGTGTAAGAGACTATGTAAGAATTATTAATGAAGTATGGGCATACGAAGGTTTAAGAGAAGTGAGAGATAATGGTGGTAGTGTTTACGAAATGGCAGACCACTTAACTTTATATGCTTCTAAAAAGAACTATACAACTTTAGTAAAAGAATTAATCAAATATAATTTAGAAGGTGAATATGACATTTAATGATGATATACATTTATTCTGGAAAAGAGTTTATGCTCTACAATCACAGATTGCCAAGAATACAGATTTGAATTATATTTGGGAAGACAAGTTAAGAGAACTTATGAAACTAATGGGGCAGTATGAAGTTAGAAGAACTTAGCCCTAATAGATGTGTGGCATTCTATATGATGTCCTCATATCTCTACTACGAAAAAGATAAACAAGTCTTAACGGACAGTATGTTTGATAACATATGCAAAAAGATATTAAAGACTTGGGACACGATAGATCACCCACACAAAGAACTCATTGATAAAGAATCCCTTGAAGCGGGTACTGGTTATTATATTAAATATACCAATATGATAAAAGGTGCCGCAGAGAGTTGGTATGCAGAAAGTCAGAAATTAAAACGAATGACCCCGAGGCAAAAGGCAACGCTGGGTCAATCTTCACTTGAAAACTTTTTTAAATAAGGCTTGACTATGAAAAAAATATATGATATAATACTTGAAAATTGGTTGTTGATATTACTTACAGTAATGTTTCTGTGGGTATCAATGATTGCGTTTAACAAACCAGAACCAAATAAAACAATAATACAAATCGAACTTGATTTGGATAAGATAGATAAAAGTTTAACATCTATCGAAGAAACTATTGATGAAATATTTGGTAAGATAGAAAGAGAGTAACATGAATATTTTTTATTTGTCTAAAGATCCACATACGGCTGCAAAAATGCATGTTGATAAACATGTTGTCAAAATGATTGTAGA